GTTGTGGTTACCAGAAAGGCCCGCATTACACCCTATCACCCAGTCTAGCTCAGCCGGGAAAGCGATCCAACGACCGACTTTCTCCTTCAACCGACTGAACTTCAACCGCATCTTCGAGCGTATACGTGCCTTACCGGAAAGGAGTCGCTGCAACTCAGGCTCAAACTTGCGTCCGTGAAACCGCCCGCGGGGGCCCGCGGCGCGGAGACTCGCAACTGCGTTCACAAGCTTTTCGTGGCTGAAGCGGTTCCCCCTTTTGATGGCAGACTCAGCTCGGGCCCATCGTCTATCAAGACCGCCAGGGAGCAAGCCCAGGAAGTTCTTGTCAGACGAGAGGTCCTCAGTGACCCTGACCACCGTCCAGAGGGACTCTGTGACGTAAACCATGTCATCGGCGGACTCCAAGGCTGAAACCTTTCGGGCATAGCGGCATCCGCTACGCCCGTGGGTGCAGCCAGATAGAGCGCGGATCTTGGCCCAATAAGGCCCGCGGACCCAAGAGGGTCTTGTGGCCGACTTCTGCTCCTCACGGAACGTCGGGTCGGCCCCCAGGAGCATATTCAGGTCGACGGTCTGCACCGTCCTGACACGCTCCTCCACTTCTGACACGGGAAGTCCCAAATACGTCGGACTATCGAAGTCTACCTCTTCCACTCTCACAATCTTGTAAGAGTGCTCAAGAGCAGAGATAGGCTCCACGAGTCCCGGCCAACTAGTCGGGCGCCTCGAGAACACTTTCGGGAAGAAGAAGGCATCTTCCGTCAAATTGCACTCGAGGACATCGACACAGCAAGATGAGTAGGCACTCATCTGGCAGTAGCGGAGGAGGTCGAACTTACCATTCAACTTCCGCCAGCCACCACCGCCGAGAATCATGGGAATCGACAGCTCTAGTTTCATGGACTCGGCCCATCGGCGCATCCCCACGGAGGCATAAAAGCCCCCGCGGAGCACAGCCAGACGGCCCTCGGAATCGCGTATCTGCTCGAGCGCTTGGCCTTGTGCCGCCCCGATCCGTTGCCAGACCGGGACGGAGGGATCGTTCAACCTCTCCATCGGAGGGTTAACGGCGCGGAGGCCGAGCCAAGCAAGGTTCGGGAGAACCCGCTCGGCCCAGCCATAGACGCCAGAAAACACCCAGAGGAAGGGGTGCCGGAAGTGTTTTCCTTCCGAGAACTTCCCACCAAGCGCGCGTATGGCCGACTCATAGACAGCGACCCACGGACGCGTCGCGACGGCGAGCAGGTCATCCCCGTTCACCATCGTAAACGCCTTCCCGCAAGAAGCGTCGGCCAAGTCGACGCAGTATAGGTTCATTAGATTCAAGAAGAACCAAGTGGACGGGAGTCCCATCCATATGCCACCAGTCGTAATCGCCTCTCCGAACGCGGGATGCTTGATCATCCCGGGCCCGACGAGGTCCTTCCAAATGGAATAGCATAAGGTAGAGGAGACACCCCCTGTATCTAGCTGATCGTAGACACCGTCCAGAAGAGCCCTAGCGACCCAGTGGGGCATGAGGTCCGTCGCGACTGACAGATCGGCACTAAGCACGATCGCGTCCTTCCCGAACTTCCTCACACCCGCCTTCCACAACTCCGAACAGTGACGAGCGCGCCCCTCAGAGAGGGACTTCATGACACGCTCGTCATTGAACAGGGCCGGGAAGACTTTCGAGCGGAAGAAGTGGCCCCAGACCAGGTGTTGCTCAGACGCGGGTGTCACCACCCTCGTCTTCGCACCCCGGTCCGGGACCACCTCGACCCGTCCCTTCAAGCGCGGCGCGGGACACTGACGCAATTGGTCAGCGGCCACACGGAGCACCGAATAGGACCTCGAAACCCGGAAGTAGTCATCGCAGTGAATATTCTCAACGACCTGCTCCCTACCGAGTACCTCGAACTGATTCTCGCTCACCCAGCTCACGAAACCCCCTTCTTTACGGGTCCGCGACAGGGTGGCAGAATCAGAAATCGGCAACTCGAATAGGTTGACGGGAACAGCCCGATGAGAATACCACTTCGACGCCCACTTCGTGAGCTTTTCGGTCACGCGGGGATCAGCCCGCGTGAACTCCCCCGTAAGGCGGCGATAAAGGGACCAAGCTTCCTCGTCCTCGGGAGGGGGGGTCGAGGGGAGAGCGCGAGAGCCGCTTGCGGCGATGAACCAAGCTTGGTCGAGCGGATACAAAAGAACCTTGCGCAGATTCTTAAGCAACAGCCCAGCCGGCCCAGGGTTCACCCCGCCCGCGCGCGCAGCAACGGCCATCGGGTCAAACACCGACGACTTCGCATAGCGCACGATAGCAACAGCACGCGCCCTATCCCTCAGCCCCCTCCCAACTCGGAGGAAGCCCCGGGTCATCTCTATGGTCGCTAGCTCGACAGCATGCAGCCGTCTGTAGTCCAACCACGAAGACGACCCCGATCCCGAGGCCTCCATCATATCGTGAGCCATGAACCGGCGAGGCCGAGACGGGTGAGCAGGTCTTAAGACAGACCCGATCGCAGCCCACAGCACCCGGAACGTATCCCAGAGCGCCGCGCGCGCGCGCGGGCCCAACTCAGGACCCAACTGCCCAATCTCGACCCCGTAGGCCAATCTCTCACGACGCGAGAGAGTCCTCACACCACCCAACAGAGGAGTTTCCTTAGTGAACTTTACGTAACCAACCTCGTGCCCATGAAGAGCACGGAAGTCAACCGCCGGAGCGACTAACACACGCGGGTCGATCACCCAATGCCCACCAAGGGCCGAAGCGCAACTTGGTCTGCTAGGGTACCCTCTACTCTTCTCTAACTCCAACTTTCCTACACCAAACACACGTTTCTTACCACGAAACTGAGCTCGTACCGACGTACGTAACTCCTTTCCGTTATTTGGTTCAGCCCCGAGAGGGGACTGAACCGAATCAGTACGGGAAACCGTACTGAGGTTATG